CTAATCGTTACGTCAAGACACTGATGGCTAACGATCTGAACAGTGACCTGAAAGACAATGACGGTGGCTTCAACTGCGGTAAACCTGCTGGTTACATCGAAGACTTCAAGGCATTGCCTGAGAAAACACAAGACCTGATTCGTCAGATCAAACGTGTTCGTGTAATGTTTGGTACTGTAGAGTTGCATGATGTCACAGATGCACAAGGTAATCCTGTAGACGTAGAGCCACAGGCATTCATCTGGGAGATTGAGAACCGTGATGCATTCAAGACTGCTGGCACAGTGTTCACTAAGTTGAGCAAGATGCGCCGACTACCTGTGCAGCACAACATCAAGGCAGCTACAGAGGAACGTTCATTGCCTAATGGTAACAGCTTCTATCTGCCTACCATGTCTCTTGATCTTAACGAGACATTGGATGTTGCTGACGGTGAGCAGGAAACATTCGCAAACTTCTTGGCGTGGGTTGAGAACTACAACGAGTACATCAAGGGTGCGTGGAATGACAACGCATACAAGCATGATGACACTGACACAGACACTGTTGAAGCATTCGTGGACATTGACGAAGAGGATTTCGTATAATGAACCACCCTGCTGAACTGGCACTACACCAGTACATGACAGACGCAGTGAACGGTAAGTCTACAATGTCCGATGAAACCATTGAACGTGTAGCACAGGAAGTTGCGGATGCATTGAAGCGTCAGTTCGGCAGTGGCAAGTCTCGTGGTGAGTTTACAATGCGGATGTCCAACATTGGACGTCCCACTTGCCAGTTATGGTTTGAAAAGAACAAACCTGAGACTGCGCTGCCGAAACCGACAACGTTTGTAATGAACATGATGATAGGAGATATAGTTGAAGCAGTATTCAAAGGACTACTCACTGAGTCAGGAGTCCACTTTCAGGACACTGACAAAGTTACTCTTGAGGTTGGAGATGATAATGATACTATCATCAACGGTAGTTACGACCTTGTTATTGACGGTGCTGTCGATGATGTAAAGTCAGCATCTGACTGGTCTTATCGTAACAAGTTCGAATCATTTGATGCCCTGTCCAAGGGTGATGGGTTCGGTTACATAGGACAGCTTGCAGGTTATGCCAAGGCATCTGGCAAACGTGTAGGTGGCTGGTGGGTAGTGAACAAAGCCAATGGCGAGTTCAAGTATGTACCTGCCGACAATATTGACATGGACAAAGAGTTGGACAAGATCAAGAAGACTGTAGAGACAGTCAACAAGAACGAGTTCAAACGTTGTTTCAGTCCTGTCCCTGAGTTCTTTCGAGGTAAGCCTACAGGTAACAAGATACTGAACGATGGGTGCAGGTTCTGTGATTATAGGTATGAGTGTTGGCCCAACATGAAAGAGGAACCTTCACGAATGTCTAAAGCAAAAGACCCTAAGATAGTGGCATACATAGAGGAGTAATACATGCTAGGTGATGATGAAATAAAAGAACTACAAGAAGAGATTGCTGAACTAGAACAGCAATTGAAAGATCGTAAACGTGAACTACATGAGAAGCGTTATGCAGGACTACGTACCGCAATGGAAGCACGTAAGGCTGCTGACAGTGCCATCATGGAAGAGCTAAAGAGTTTGGGCATTCGTACAGTACGAGGCAATTGGCTACTGTAATGAATGGCAAGCAGTTTAGGGCTGCAATGAAGCATGGGTATAGGAGTGGGCTAGAAATCAAAGTCAAAGATTACTTGAAGGAACGTAACGTTAAGTTCAAGTATGAAGCCATCAAGATTGAATGGGAAGACTTGATGTACCGCACCTATACACCAGACTTTGTTCTGCCAAATGGTATCATCATAGAAGTAAAGGGACGATTCACATCAGACGATAGACGTAAACATCTGGCTGTGAAGAAACAACACCCTGACCTAGACATACGATTCGTGTTCGAGAACAGTAAACGTAAGCTAAGTAAGGGTGCTAAGACTACATATGCTACATGGTGTGAGAAAAACAAATTCATGTATGCAGATAGAGTTGTTCCAGAGGAATGGTTGAAAGAGAAAGGTGTTGACAACCAC